CTTGTCGGCTTCTGTCACAGGGATATAAAGTTCTTTCTCCTGAATCTCGTATGCACGGTAAAGGGCTGTGACGGTTGCACCGGTCTCAACCTTTGTGCGAGCATAGTTCAGGGCATTAGCGGTCTTCACCACCTTGCCATTTGCATCTGATTCGTAGAGAATTGCTCCGAGGGCAATATCTGCTGTGGTCGCTGTAACAGTCAGGACATCGTATGCCTCGTTTGAGGTATCGACCTTGCTGACGGTCACGATATTGCTTTCTGAAACTGCATAGGTGCCAGCCTTTGCAAAGCTGTTCTTCTGCACCTTGATGGATGTCGCTCCTTTCGCTGCTGCTTCAACCACCTTCAGACGATTGACCAGATAAGCCTTGCGGTTTGCAAAGTCAATGTGAAGAGGGGCAAGCACAGGAAGATGAGAGCCAGCCGGAAGCCCTGCTATCTCAAGATTGAAACCACCCTGAGAACGATAGCCGGAATCAACCGCATAAAGCTCCTTCTCGACATCAAAGTTGTCTTCGTAAACTACACCTGTTGCCATAATTGCTTTGATTGGTTAGGATTTTACTTTTTCCGCATCTGCTCTGTTGTCTCCTGTGCGGATTTCAGGAGCGGGTCTTCGTTTTCATCGCCACCGTCACCCCCAACATCCGGCTTGTGACTGCCTGAATGATTCTGGTTAGCCACAGCCTGCTCGTCATCTTTGTAGGACTGCTCCACTGTCTCAGCAAAAGCCTTGACCTCGTCCTCATCCTTGAATGACCTGCCGTTGATGATTGGTGAATAGAAAGACTTGCGTACACCCTTTTCTTCGAGGATTGCTGTGAGAGTGTTCTGAAATCCCGACTGCTTTGTAGCTTCATCACTTTCGCTGAATCGCTTCATGATGGCTTCATTCTGCTCACGGAGTTTCTTTGCCCACTCAGGCTCTTCCTCATTTGTTTTGTTCTCAGGTTGCTTGTTTTGAGGTGCGCCCCCTGTAATCTTTTCTCCGTCTTTCAGACCATGCTTTGTCTCATAATCTGCAACCGCCCTTGCGCTTGCAGTGATTACAGCTTGGTTTGCCCTGAAATCCGAATAGGATTCTACCACCTGCTGAACTGTGACTGCTTCAACAGCAGCTGCCACATCTTCAGCCTTTGCCGTATCCTTGGCGAGTTTCCTTGCCATAGGCTCCAACATTTTTGCATCTACCCCAGCAAACTTCTGTTGTAGTGCTTCGAGGAATGTTCTGAACATATCTGATATTGTTATTGATTAGTCACTTCTGTGATTGTGGCAAAAATACAAGGATGAAATCCTTTGGATTTGGCTTTACATGATTGGTTGGTGAATGTGTGACAGATATTCACGGATTTGTCTGAAAAAGAGATGACCGCACCTCGATAGAGACACGGCCATCAACAACAAACAAAAGAAAATGAAATGCCCGATGATTGCGGACTTTTCTATTTTTCAGGGTTTTCAGCTGGCTTCTCAGCCGGATTATTCTGATTGGCAACAGGATTCTTCGCCTGCTGTTCCTTTTCAATCTGGGCTATCTCTTCTTCTACTTGGTCAGTCATGCCGATGAAGATGATACCGCTCTTCTGTGACATGAATCCAGCTTCCTTTGCCTTTGTCGCATCTTCGATTCTCTCTCTGAGATTGTCGATAGTGAACGGATTTATCTTCACGGTCAGCTCTATAGATTCAGAAGCTGATTTCAAAGCAGGACAGATGGAGCCTGTCGCTGCCACAAGGAAATTGTATCTTCTCTGAAAGAACTCGCCCAGAACTTCTCCGTGATTATCCACTGCAAGGTGTGTAGCCATGAACATGTATTTGAAAGAGACACCTGATGCGACCTGTCCGATGTTCTTCATGTTCTCGAAAGTGATTCTCGGAGTGTCCGTCATTCCATAGATGTTCTCGAACAGGGTGGTAATCTCCAGCTTTATAGCTTCAGGGGTCTGGTCCCATGTGAGGTAGTAAGCATCTGCATCATCCTCGACCTTAATCATCCTGCGCCTTTCATCCTGACTGCCACGACCAGCTTCGCCCGACAGTTCGCCCTTGAGGATGAGGTAAGGGAAGAAATGATAGTCGATGCAGTCAGCATAATCCGAGAGTGTCATCTCCAGCTTCCGTCTCATGGACCTGATATTGTGGCAAAGGCTTCTGTCACGATAGCCATAGATGCACGGGAGTTTCGGGAGCTTGTGTGCAAAGCTCTTTTCAGGAACTAAAGTCCACACACCATCTGCCTGCTTCCACACAAAGACATCCGTAGCTGTGACGGTCTGGAAATAGGTGACGGTCTTTCTACCTGTCAGTGTGTATTCGGTCTTGGTGTACTGACGGCTCTGTGCCACATAGTCACCGGATTCATCAAAGAAAGGGTACAGAGTATCGCCCCTGAAAGGCGACCATATAACGCACCGCAGCTTGCTCTCCGGCTTGGTGTTTCCGAAAAGGCTCTTGAGCTTCGCTGCCACTTTCGCCCAGAATCCTGTGTCCTGCTTCTTGTACCAATACTCCACGACCTCCTGCTCCGCAAACCATGAACGGGCAATCTTCTTGTTCTGATAGCGGATTTTATTGTCTCTGTTGATTGTCTGAATGACAGAGTACAGGTCATCTTCTTTGCTGTTGTTCGCCTTGTAGTCAAGAGTGAGGTCTTTGCCTACTGTGAAAGCGGTGTGAATGTTGACAATCTCCTGCTCGATAGGCAGGGCGATTCTGTTCACATCTTCCTCCTGATATACGGCTGGCTTGATAATCTTGCCATTCTCGGCCACCACAGGCTCAGAGATGAGTACACGCCTTTTCTTACGGATTGCAGGATTCATAACCTCATGTTTGTCCGGGTCCCACTCGCTGCGAAGTTCCTTGACATTCGGCAGAGGGGTCGTTCTGTGTTTCTTGAGCAGCTGGATTTTTATGTTGATGTCTTCAACTGCAAGGATTTCTTCAAGTGTCATATCTGTAACTGTTTTATTGATGATTATCTGAATGTTCCTGATGGTACTCCTGTTTTCTTCGAGTGCTTACCCATAAGCTCTTCAAGGCAGACATAGCGAACACCGTCAAGAATGTGGTTGAAGTCATCTACAGGCTCATTCAGCCACTTTCCTGTGCTGTCCTGCTGATAGGTATAGTTCTTCAGCTCCTTGATTGCGTTCACTGAACGGGATGTCACATAGATTTTCTGACAGCTCTTCATGAAGTCAATACCTGCGACCACAGACCCAGCGAATTTCTTGACCGGCTTGATTTTCAGACCTCCATCTTTCAACTCCTTCACCATGCGAGGGTCGGCTGATTCGCTGATGATTTTGTAAGGTGACAGCATCTTCTTTCCGGCTTTGATGATGTCTCTTGTCGTCATCTCGGTCTGATAGAACTTCTCATCTATGTACAGGCAGTTTTTATAAAATCCTACTTCAGCAGCAGCTGTCGGGTCATGAGTAAATCCGAAGTCAAGACAATTCCATCTCTTTGTAACCCAAGGAGGGATGTCGCCCTCGATAATCTCCCAATTCGAGAAAATCTGCCCCTCGATTGTCGCCCTCAAGCCGAGACCATAAATCTTCCATTTCCTGATGTCAACAGTACCGTTGGCATAGTTCTCTTCAGTCGGCTCATAAGACAGGATTTTCCGTCTTGAGTTGTCAGGGATGAAAGGATTATCCAGCATCGTAGAGTGGTCATAATAGCAGTCTGTACGGGTGCAGACTGAATCATAAATCCAATGCTCTTCAGCTGAAGGGTTGTAGTCGAGAATACTGAAACGGGATGTTCGCTGTTCCATCTGGTCGAAGTCATCTTTTGATGCTTCCATAGCCTCGTTTATCCAGATTATGTCAGCTGTGAGACCGTGCAGCTTCTGAGTATCGTCAAGTCCTATGAACTCGAATACTGTTGAAGCCAGCCGGATAGTCTTTACGGTCTTGTTTATCTTGCAGAACGGCAGCAGCCCCAAGTTCAGAAGAATCAGGTTGAAGTCGTTCCAGATTGTCGAAGCAATCCATGTTCCTTTCTTACGGGCAATGACAACACGGGTCGGCAAGGTCGGATTCGAGAGAGCATAGCTGATGAAGAACTGAATAATCGAATATGTCTTTGAACTTCGGGAGCCTCCCTCAAAGACAAAGACACGGTATGACCCCTGCTGTATGGCAGACATCAATCTCGCCAGAATAGGCGTTCCGTTTATGGTCAGTTCGTTATTGGCTCGGCTTCTTGAATTTCTCCTGTAACTCCAAGTCGGATTTCTGATTGTAGGTTATTCGCAGATTGACAACTGACGGAAGCTCCTTCGCCTTTGCTTCAGCTGCTTCAGCTTCAGCCTGCTTGTGACGGAGGATATTTTCACGCCATTCGTCATCATAGTTGAAAAGCATTGTGGCAAGAGCCTGCATGTTAGGGGCAAGTTCCATCTCCTGAGTGGATATGACCTCATCATCTGTCAATGCACCGTCCTGTGTACGGATTCTTTGCCTTGTTGTAGTCTTGACAGTTCGCTGCCCCAAAGCCATCTGAAAGTAAGTGGAACGAGCCATCTGCATCAAAGTGTCACGCCCACGCACGAGGGCTTGATTTAACATTTTGCTTCGAGGTGTCGGCTCTCCATTCTTTCTTTTTTCATGCTTGAATCGGCTAAATGTCTCAGGTGTAAGAGTTTCCCCATATTTTTTTGCAAGCTCCTGTGCAATCGAAGTATCAGTATATCCCATAGAAGCAAGGTCCTGAATATGTTGATAAAATTCAGGATTATCGTAATCAAATTTGGGCGGTCTGCCTACCTTTGACTGCTTTTTCTCTTTTTTTTGTTTGCTTCCCATAGAAATAAATCGGCATTACAGCCTATCTGACGAGTGATTTATATAAATATATAATTATATATATTATTTATGATAATAGACTTTGGGATATATAATATTCAACTCTTGTGTATGCGTGCGTGTGGGTCGCTTATTCGATGAGTTCGATTCGTTCCGCAAAGACATCTCCGTTTATGAACTTGTCTGTCGGCTCATATCCAAACCTTGACATAAATTCCATCTTCGCTTCTCTTGAGGTAAATGACAGGGTTATGAAGCTGTCCGCTTCCGCTGCTTTCTCTTCGGCTTTCTCCCTTATCTGAGCCTTTGCCTGTTTCACGGCTTCTTTCTTCTGTTCGTTCAGTTCTTCCACAGGTCTCTGCATTTCCTCAATGTCCTGCTTCATCACATCCACCTTCGGGACATCTATCTTCACGCCAAAGACAGCAAGGTCAAGATTCGAGAAGCCGGCTCGCTTGGGGTCTATCTGATTCAGCAGCACCTTGACTTTTGGCTCGTTCCATTTTCCCTGTGCCGATGGGTTGTTCATGAAGAAGTTGATTTCTATCTCCGTCTTCTGGTCAACATCTATAAGCTCGACCTTGACAGGATAATCATTTTCAGGATAGTGAGCCATGTCATCGAGAAGGGCTATCTTCTGATGTCCTGACACGATTGTATATCCCGTCTGCTTGTTCACGATTATACCACCGAGAAGACCGAAATCTTTCAAGCCTCTCTTCAGGGTCTTTTTCGCATTTTCATCTATCTCACGGGGATTGTAGTCTGCCGGATGAATCTCTGAACGCATCAAGGTCACTGTCTCTGATGCTGTCAATATGAGTTGCAGCCATTCAGGTATTCCACCTGCTTCAGCTGCCTGTGATTTCTTTGCCATATATTTCTATTATTCTTGATTCTATGTTTAATCCTTAATAAACTCTGGAGATATAATAATATATATTATATTACTCTTCCCCTCGGTGTTCAGCTTTGTAGAGTATTATTTCAGCCTGTGGAAAGGCTTCGAGAATCTTCTTGAGGTCTTCCGGGTAATGTTGACGGAGGTACAGGAAACATTCTTCACTGAATGTCAGGCCCTGCGACTTCTGCCGTGTGGAGTACCGGACAGGCTCCGGCAATCTGTTCTGCTTCAGATACGCCAGCACTTCGTTGTTGCCCCACTTCGATAACGGATATACATTCTTCGTCTTGGGGTGAATCGCCTGAAGCTCGTACTCTTTGCCCTTCAGCATTATGCCCCTGTTCATATTGTCAGACTGCTTCATTCCGTACAGGCAGTAATCTATGCCGAACTTCAGACGGCAATTCTCTGCCACATCGCTGAACTTCATCAGTTTCACATCCGGCTGGGGCTGACAGTACAGACCTGTTTTCAGGGTATAGGTGAGATTCCAATGTGGCACTTCATGAAACTCCACATTCGGATATCTCAGCTTGGAATACTCTATGTACTTGTTGATGTGTTCCAGACCTTTCACAAAGTACATATACACACAAACCACTCTCCTGAAGTGCGGAGCAACAAGGTCGAGAAGAGCGATGCTGTCCTTGCCTGCACTATAGAAGAGAATGACTGAATCCGTCTTCTGACGGACCCAGTCAAGGACTGCTTGGGTATGTTCCCTGTTTGTCATGGCTTAACCTGCTGCCAAACCAAGACCACTACGGAGGTCACGATACACCGTTCTGCGAGATACATATCTTCCACCATGCGAGAGCGCACCGCCTGAAGATGTACTCAGTCCACGCCTACCACCTCGGTAGCCGGATGTCGAATAGGTACTTCTGTTTCCCATAACGCACTGAATTAAAAAGGTTAAACATTGGAATCTATGATTGCACCCAGCTTGTAGTCAATCTGAGCGGAAACATATTCTTTGCCCTTGTACTTGTACACCCTTGCATAGGTGTTCCCCTTGTCGTCCTCTTCTGTGAGGATGAAGATTTCAGCCTCCTTGACAGCCACGACAACCTCCGGGCTGCCGGACTTATCTGCCGTCTTCAGACGGAGTGCATCATACTTGAGAGGTCTGACATCTATCTCAACCTCATCAGGAACTTCATCATAGGTCTTGTACACCTTTGAAGGGTCGGATTTGTCGAAATACTCGATGTACTTCTGAGATGTCTGTGGGCGGATTTCTCTTGTAATGGTGGTCTTCTCGCCCGATACCACCTCGGCAAGCTGTTCTGGCTTCACCGTCAAAGTCAAAATTTCTTTCATTTCTTTTGCTGTTTATGGTGTAAGTTGTTGCAGGGGCAGGCATCGAACCTGCGACCTCAGCCAAAGCCACGGCTGCGAGCTGCCAACTGCTCTACC